AAGCAACTCATCACTTCCACCACCAAGCAGTATCTTGTGCATGACAGGTACGCCAGTGCCGTCAACGTCAATCTTCATGTAGACCTCAGACACAATGACCTTACGCATTGTGGGGTCTAAAGGCTGCTCATCATCATCTAAACTAAAGTTTTGACGCTCAAATCTCTCCTCGTCTGAAAAGTTATCAGTGTCGTTACCCGTTAATTCAGACACGACATCAAAGTCATAACCCATAGCAACCAGGTCACCTACTCGCATCTCTCGCTTATGCACAACAGCATAGGCATCGTCTAAATTAGTGGCCTCTGAAGATATAAAGAACTCTTCTGGCGGTAGACTCTCGATACATAAATCACCGTACTCTTCGGTGACAGACACCTTGACGTTATGCATCGTGCGCTGGTACTCAACGCCCATATCATCAACATCCATCTCGATGATCTCTTCGTGCTTAATGACCTCAACACGCGGATCATTAACAATTAAACTAAACTCCTCATCAGGAAGGTCTTGGTGGTCAAACGTCTCGCTTTCTTTCTCAATATTCCAATAGCACTTAACAACACCGCACTTCTTTAGGAGTGAATCAGCAAAGACATCAGACAGCACGCTGTAGCCGCCTAACGTATTAAACTTGTAGTTGACGTACTTGGTGGCCTGTTCAGCAAACTGCGCGTCCTCGCGTCCTGTAGGAGCAAATTCAACCGGCTTGTCGGTTGACAGAAAAACACGCATTAGACTTGGCTTTATGGCCCGTATCTTGTCGCGTATCTTGGTTGACACAACCCGACTTCGGCCCTCTTCCTCGCCAATATCGACCTTACCGTCATAGTATCGCTGCGCCTTAAGTCGATCATCTACTAGCTCTGAGTTTACAAAATCTTCTGCGTTGTCCACCGCATCCGCTGCAATTGACTTGATGTCGTCTTCTGTTAGCTTTTTAAGTTCCATATATTTTTTCCACGAGAAAGACCGCCAGTTAAGACGGTTATAAAAAAATTGTTTGCGTTACAGTGAGTCGATAAGCCCTTGAGATTGGCGCTTTACAACATTATCGCCTAATTTTACAACCGCTTGCGCAACTTGGCTTATCTTGCGATTTAACTCGCCCATTTTAGTAGTATCGGTTAATGCTGATCGTACTAAGTCTGGGTCTTTTGAAAACAATATTTCAACAACCTTTTGTGTTTGCTGATCATTTAAACCTAGTTGCTTAGTTGATATTAAATCTGTTACTAAGTTAGCTGCAGCAAAGATATCACCCTGTGCGGCACGGCTTGCATTTGCAGCGGCTCCTACAGCACTTTTTTCACCACCTGCTGCCTCTGTAAATTGTGTTATTGCTGCTCCGGCTGGCTTTACCTTGACATTGTTTTGCGCTGCACGACCAGCTCTTGCTAAATCAGCAATTACATTATCAGCCTGGTCTTCAGGTAATATTGTTTGCATTACTTGATTTGGTGTTCTGTTAGACACCTCAAGTCCACCTGCTTGTGCGCTATATGTGCCACCTCGGTCAGACATTTTTTTGCGAATAGATATTTGCATGCCGGCTCTGAAGCCTTTTTTCTCTTCAGGACTTAAGCTATCCATAGCCACTTGAATTTCATCTGGGCTTTTACCTGCCATTGAGCGTCCTTTTTTAATTGCCGCATCAACAGACTCTCGACCAGCAAAATCTGATCTTACTGATTTTAAAGTTGGGCTTGCTTTATCAATTTGCGCTCTTACTGCTTTTTCAGCTTCAATGTAATTAAATCCTGGTGCGTTTCTTTTGTTAGGAGATTCAAATATCATTGACGCTGTTTCTTGCAGGTTGCGCCTAAAATCTTCTGCGTCCTTAAGAGTAATTTTGCGCAGCAATTCCATTCTTTCACTGCCATCTTCATTTTTAATCATTGTAAACAATGGCTTTAAATTAGGATTAGTAAGACGAGCAGATAAAAAATCTTCATAAAACATTTTTCTTACATCGGGGTTCACGTTCATCATCCCGACAATACGATCACTTAATGATTTAGGAATATCAGGCGCATCAGCATATATTTGCTCATACCGCGTACCTTGCGCTAACTTTAATTCATCACTCTGTCCTGACACTGCTCGCAATACGTTTGTATCATCAACATCCGGCGCTAACGCGTTTCTAACAGACCGTTCAGCTTGTTGCATTGTTTCATCAGCGCGAGCACTTGCCGCACGTTTAATGTCACCAGACGCTTCACCGCCCTCTGCAGCAATATTTCTAAGGCTTGCCACTAAAGAGTCATCTTCAGCCATTACGCCGCCATTTTTAATGTCTTCAATGGTTTCCTCGATACTTTTTCCTGTTCTGCTTCGTAACTTATTAAGATATTCTGACACAGGCCCAACGTACTCATTACCGTACTTATTTCTGATAAACGTGTTAAAAGATTTGTAAATACCACCTGATGCTTGTGCTGCTTGCCGTAGTCCCTCAGAGCCAAGAACACCTACCAATCCACCAATAGCTGTATCTGAAACTGCACCACTTACATTACCCTCTGTCAAATCAGCTTCTGAGTAACCAAGGCCTGCACCTGCGCTTACTGGCGCGGCATTTAATGCTCTTTTAGCTACACCCATGATGCGACCTGCATTAGCAGTTGCCGCTGCACCGCTTGACCCTCCAGTTAATGGTGTTGCGATCATCATAGCTACCGTAGGTATCAAACCGCCAACAATCTCGCTAGTAATTGCTGTTTTAGGGTTTTGCGCCTGAAACTGTTTTAACTGCTCACGTACACCATCTCTGATTTCTTTGTACGTTTTAGGATCATCTGAAAATCGCGACATTGCTGCTCTAAAACCAGCCTCAAGCTCATCACCAAAGCCAAGCAACAAGCCCTGCCCAACGGTAGTGCGACCTAAATTTCCAAAGTAATTTCCCTGAATATCTTGAGGTACATTTACTGGAGGTACATTAGCGTTACGCTTTTTTTCGCGAAGCTTTTCTAAAGCACTGCTCATAGTAAACCTGCCTCTCGCATAAGCGTTTCGCGCTCATCTAAATTAAAATCTCTGTACTCTAAAGCTGTAAGGCTCGGTTCATATTTTTTTAATTCACTGAAAGCATCTTGTGCCGCGTCATGGCGTTTTCTGTTATCGATCTTGTAGTCAGCGTAGGCTTTTAGTCCAGAGCCTCCAAGAAGCATTTGTATTTCAGGCATTAATGCATTCCTAAGTTTAGTCTGGGCAGCGATCTTGCTTTGGATATACTGAATAAGAGCATCGCCTTTTAGGTTTGCATCAAAGCCTGTTTCTAACGCTAGCCGCAGCTCGGTAGCACTTAGCGCACCGAATGTGGCTGAGTTAATGATATCAATACCCATTTTATTCGTGATATTACGAAGCTCAGAAGTTGCCGCATCGGTTGAGGGCAAGAACTTTCTAATAAAGCCAGTTTTTGCGCCTTCATCAACCAGCTCTCCCACTCGCTGAAAGTCCTGTATTTGGCGATCAATAAGATTAAATTGCTTAAATACTTCTTCGCCCTTTTGAAGTCCTTGTGCCATATCAAACTGCACTTTTTGTTTATCTACGTCCATTTGGTTTTGTTGTGCGTCTGTTAAGCCAGAACCGCCTAATGGAACTAGACTGTACTGCTCCCCTGTTGTAGCGTTGGGGTTTAAAGTATAAGTGTACTGCCCACCTTTTTTAACAACAGTGACACCATTTTGGACAATATCCTCTTGGGCTATCTGTATAGAGCCAATGTTTTTGTTCATGTGCGGTGACTTAAATTGTCCAGACAAGTATGCGCCCATGATGTCTTTTACCATACCTGGGTTTGCTTGGATGGCTCCTAATGCTTGCGACGCCATTGGATCAGTCGCTGCTCTTGATTGCAGAAACTTCATCGTTGCAGCAGCATCTATACCGCTTTGCCTGCGCTCTTGTGCGCGCTGAATGGTATTAGCTGCAGATGCCGCAATGCCCTGATCAGGGTTCAACCGCATAGAATTTCGGCCCATTTGCAATCTTGCCATGCGCTCTGGGTCTGCGCGGAACTCTTTTATTCCTTTACCTAACCGATCAAGTAGGCCCATTTCATTATCAGGCATTCTAGCCTCCCATCATTTTCATAATTAGTTGAATGACATCGCTCTTGTTATCGCCCTTGTCCATCTGCGCAACAATGCCCTGACCATACGGAATCGTTTGTTGATGCTGTGGCGCAATAATGCCACCGCCACGCTGTACTGGCGCAATGTTAGGGGTAACAAAGCCCTGATGAGCAAATGACTGAGCGCCCTTGCCGATCTTATCCATATAGGGCTGCATTTGATCCATAAATGTCTGTGACTCTTCTGGCACAGGTACATTAGGCAATGCAAAGTCCGGTTTTGGTGCAACCATTTGCGCTTTAAGTTCTGCGGCCATCATTTCTTTGTTCTGAGCAATTTTCTTTGCCATTTCCTCTTCTTGCTCAATACTCTCGCCAGATAAAAAATCAAACATACCGTTAACTCGCTGCTAGGGTTAGGTAATCAAACAGACCAGGCTGTTTAGACGTTGTAGTTGTTTGCGGAACAGGTGATGCACCAAGAGCCTGAGAGAGCAATCCAATGGACTGATAAGGCGCTTGTGAACGCTGGTTAAACTGGTTCTTAACCGCATCAATAAGTAACTGATTAAGACCCTGCTTCATTGCGCCGTCCTGTGCTAAGTTACCGCTAAGAGTTTGACCCATCCCAAAGCCTAAATTAGCCAAATTACCTAGCTGATTACCAGCTGATAGGCGCTGTTGTGATCCAGCCAATCCAGCCGCCTGGTTAGCCATTTGAGCCGCTTGATTCTGACCAATATTGAACTCATTAGCACGGTTAGAGGCCGCCTGATTAGCAAGCCGTGCGGTATTTCCAGCGCCTGCACTAAACTGTCTTGCTTGGTTTGTTGATGCCTGATTTGCAAGGTTTGCAGTGTTAAAGGCTTGCGCCCCAAACTGACCTGCTTGATTTCTTGCTGCTTGGTTTGCTAACGATGAAGTATTTAACGCCTGCGCTCCAAACTGACCTGCGGTATTTAACGCTGCCTGATTAGCTAAACCTGCCGTGTTACGCGCCCCAGCACCAAACTGTCGTGCTTGGTTTAACGAGGCCTGATTAGCAAGATCAGCAGTATTACCTGCTTGTGCGCCAAACTGTCGTGCCTGCTGTAACTGAGATGACCGTTGTTGTGCTGCCTGGTTAGCTGCTGCCGAGCTAAACTGACGAGCCTGTTGATCCTGAGCAGAAGTCTGCTGTGCTGCCTGATTGGCCGCTGCCGCTGCAAACTGCCCTGCCTGATTCTGTGCCGCTTGGTTTGCAAACTCTGCCTGATTCTTTGCTGCTGCGCTAAACTCTTGTGACCGCAAATCGGTTGACTGATCTGCAAGATTACGCTGTTGTGCAATGTTAGCAGTTGTTGTATCGGCCTGCAGTGATGCGCCTTGGTTAGCTAAATCAGACTGCATCTTGTTAGCAATATCTTGCTGTGCCATGCCCTGCGCCTGATTGAAGCCCTGCTGACGTAACCCTGCGGCTGTGCGCGCCGCTTGATCAAAGAAACTGCTGTTTGTCTCTGACTCTCTTAGTGCGTGCCGTGAACCGCCAAATGCGCCGCTCGCGGTAGCGTTAGCCCCAGCTTGGCCCATCTGTAGCCGTCTTGCCTCATCTAAATCACCAAGGGTTCTATTAACCACCTCGTCATTGTAAGGGTTCATGTAACGCCCGATATCTGCGTCAACAATGCGGTCTGCGTTAACGTCTCTTGCGCTGACGTTTGGCCCTCCACCTAACATTCTTCCGCTGACACCGTAGCTACTAGCGTTTTGTGGATTGTAACCTTGCGATCCTACGCCTACTCCTTCAAATCCTTGCGAGTCAACGCCTGCTGCATTAAATCCACGACCAGATGCGCCAGCGGCTTGATAGCCTTCACCAGATGTTCCTGATGCTGTATACCCTTGTCCTACACTACCTGCGGCGTTGTAACCACGACCAAATGTTCTTGCACCAGTAACACCTCTTGCGCCGCGTTGCGATGCATTATAGCCTTGAGACTGAATTCCCATTGGCGAGTAATTCATCTCATTACGCGCACCAGCCATTGCATCGTTAATACCTTGTGCACTTGAACTAAAGATACTAGGCGCTCGTTGACCTTGCGTCGTTGCGCCGCTAGTTGGGACTGTGTTTGGTTGAGGGTTACCATTTCCGCTGTAAGGAGGCAAAGGCACATTATTAGGAATACCGCCGCCTGGCATTGGTGGTACGCCCTGCCCTGCTTGACCTAAATGCGGATCAGAGAAAAGACTTTGGTTATTAGTCCCTTGTTTTGCAAATTTGTTAGTTTGCATCATAGGCTGTGCTTGCATTACGCCTTTAGCGCCACCATTAGCCATTATCTAGCTCCTTTTTTTGTGCTAACTTTCTTTTTTGTCGTTGCTTTGACAGGAGTGTTTGCCACATTGTTTTGCCCAAGATTTGGGTCAGAATATAACGAGGGGTTAACGCCCGTTGAAGATGTGCCGATATCTGACAGAAGACCTATAAGCTGATCTTTTGTTGCATAATTTCCTAGATCGGGTGCTTGGTAAGACGGAAGGTTACTGATCGATTGCTGATTTGCATTAATTTGGCCCTGTAATCCGCTAGGGTCAAACTGCGGCAGGTTATCAAATCGATTGTTAACACTTTGAGTTGTTGCATAACCAGACAAGTCAGGCCCCTGGTAGGTCGGTAAATTGTTAAATTGATTATTTACGCTTTCAGTTGTTGCGTAACCGCTAAGATCAGGTGCTTGATAGGTCGGTAAATTACTAAATCGACTATTAATGTCCTGTCGTAACTGCGTGTCATCGTATTGGTTTATGCCCTGCAATCCAGTAGATAGCGCATCATTAGTTGCATAATTACTTAGGTCAGGCGCTTGGTAAGTCGGTAAACCGCTAATTGCAGAGTTTAAATCTTGCGATGTTGCATAACCAGATAGATCAATGCTGCTTGGGTCAAATTGAGGAACGCCAGCAATTGCTGTATTTAACTGGTCGTTAGTCGCATATCCGCTAAGATCAGGCGCTTGATATGTAGGTAAATTATCAAATCGATTGTTAACACTTTCAGTTGTCGCATAGTTAGAAAGATCGGGCATCGTCACGTTAGGATTAAATGTTTCAAAACGACTGTTCATGTCAGTTCGCAATTGACTGTCATCATATAAATCAGACATTTGCGCATAATTGCTTAGATCAGGCATCGATGACATAGGATCAAACGCCTCGAATCTATTGTTTAGCTGCTCTGTCGTTGCATAACCTGACATATCAGGCATTCCTACGGTCGGGTTAAACGTCTCAAAACGGCTGTTAATGTCATTGCGTAATTGAGAATCATCATATGTCGGCATGTTTAAGAATCGATTGTCAAAATCATTTGCTGTTACATAGTCCGACATGTCCGGCTGCTGCATGTTTTGCATAGCCTCCGCAAGCTGTGCAGAGGTAATAAAGTCTTCAGTGTCGTAATTTGGCCCCCCAGTTGGGCCTCCTCGATCAAAATCACCAGCAGAAACACCGTAAGGGTTTGAGTTGTAAACAGAATAATCTAAGGGATTGTAACTAAAGTCAGGCCCATCTGAAGCAAAGCCTGGCATAGTTCCTGGTGGCCTGTAGCCGTTGCTTTGCTCTTTAACAAATAGATTATTGTACGCTGCTGCCTGTTTAGGTTTTGCAGTTTCAAATTTATCAACTGCCTCTTCATACATAGGGTACGATGAGTAACCAGAGATACCGCCAAACTGCGATGTTTGCGGCATACCGTCCGTTGCACTCATACCGGGATCAACTAACCCAAAGGCAGAGGCTGCATCAATATTTGCTTGCATTGCCTGCTGTTGCGGTGATGTTAAACCTGCGACATCTGGCCCCATGTACGGCATATAGCCAACCTTTTGCAAGGACTCCGCACGCGCCATGTTTCTTATTGATGGCTGCTGTATCCATGATGGAATTTCTACTTGTGATGTTTGGCTTCCGCCTTTTCCACCTGACATATTAAATTTCCTTTGATAGTGTGGTGAACGCCTCCGTCCACCCTTTGTCTTTAAGAACCCTTGACCAACCTTTACGCCCAGCAATGGTCATTCCCGAACAACCTGCTGCTTTAGCAAATTCAACGGCTGAATCATTCATATCAACGATCTGCCCCTTTTCACCCCCAGCCAAAAAAACATGAAAAATCTTTTTCTGCGGAAAGATGATAATTTCAGTCACTGCACAGCCCTTTTCTGCTGGCCAGAACTGCATACGCCCACTCACAATACCCTGCACAATATCTGCAAATAAATGCGTGCCGCCAGAATGCTTGAGCGCACTCTCTATCCAAGGTCTGCACCGCAAAAGCTCTTCATGTAGATTCATTACTGCTTACATCGACTCATTGACACCTGCACCGCAGGTATTGCTGGTATCGGGCTTGATGCAGCCGTGTAGGGCAGCGTTAAACCCGTGTTAGAGGCCGCGTACATGACTTTTATATACTGACCAGCGGTAACGCTTACAACGGCTGTATGGGCTATTACGCCATCACCATTAACGGCCTGCTTTACTGCAAAACCATCGGTTCCGTTGACGTTAATCCAAAGATACCCTGTGTAGCTTGATGAGGACGTGACCTGCGCTGTCACATCAATGCTTAAAACACCGGTCTCTGTTACATCAATCTTTGTTGCGTCCGACCCGTTAATCGCTAATCCGTCGGCTGATGTTGCGCTGTTAAACGCTACAGCATAGGCCGTATCTGCCTGTGAAGGGGTTTGAGTTGCAGTTGCTACAAAGTGACCGCAACCGCCCTGCATTAAGACTTGTCGATACGCGTTATCTTTAGAAACTACTGGGTAACCAGAGCGATCCCACAGCATAATGCCCTCTAGCGCCGCAGAATCCCCAGAAAGGTAATATTTTAGCTGTGATTGGGCCACCAAAAGGCCATCAACAAGACGTTTACCCCATACCTTCCAATCATCGCCAATTGGTTGGGGTAGCTGCGCACTCAACGCCTACCGCCCTCGATGACATTAAGACGCATCTTGCCAGCACGCCAGTTGTTTAGCTCTGAGCCGTTAATCAGCATCCTGACCTGACGCCCCTGAAATCTTGCGCCGGTTGGGTTGCCAAGTGTAAATGGCCCGTGGCTTGTCTCATCACCATTTGGATAGAATCGCGTCTTAAAGGTTAGGCTAACCTCGCCCTGCGTTCCCTCATCTGGAATAATCTCATTGACACGCATAACATTGTCTCCAGCGCCCATTGTGATAGGGCCTGACTCTAAATACGGAGCAGAGTCGTGCGTGTAACCAAACTCATGGTTATAGAGGTTACCAGAGGCATCAAACCACAGAGGTGATCTAAACGCGCCTAAATCAACGCCAGTGGTACGGGATAACGTACCGATGTTCCAGTGGCCTTCCTTGTAATCATAGACAACGTAGCGGTTGTTTTCGTTTGAGTCACCTGATGGGTAGAACCACCAAATTTCACCAAATTGACTGTTGTGTATTGCACATACCTTTGACCTTTGCGCAGTGTTAAGGCTTGTAAAGACATGATCTAGCACATCGCACTGCATCTCTTGTACGGCGTTACCGTTGTACTGATAAAAGCCACCTGTTCCCATCCAGAACGCGCCCTGGTCAACGGCTATAGCTGCCTGACGAGATACGATGCCACAGGAGCTGCCAACACGCTCAAAACTGTAAACAAACGGAGGGCCAGCATAAGTTGCAGTGTGTGCATCAAGGGTTGTTAATATTAGTGCAGACCCTTTAACACGAACGCCGCACATAATCTCGCCAGTTGTCTGTAATTCAATATCACCGGCTTGGTTTGTTGTTGATGGTGTCCACTCGTTATTGTTTTCACGATCAGACCAAGCAACCTTTTGCGGATTACCGCCTGCGCCTAAACAAAAGACAAATCGCTCATCGGTTACCATAATAGCGCTGTTATTTACCGGAGCATTTGACAACAACGCCGCAGCGGCTGATGTACTTAGCTGCCACTCATAAACCTTGCCATCGTCCGATGAACACGCAATTAAATACTGTCCAAAGCTATCTAAAGACCAGGTTGTTACTGGATCAGGTACAGCCGCATCACGCGGATAGCCATAGGCGTCATTACCATAGGTCTGACCGCCAAACCCGTAGTTAGCGTTTGCATCCTCTGACCCAGAGGTAAGACCGGCAGGCGTAATATCTTGTACCGCAGAGCCTTGGTTGAGCGCATACAGCTTGTTGTATGTGCCAACAGCAATGTGCGTTACCTCGGAATGATCAATCCAAGAAACCATGCCGCGTGGCGCTGCCGCTGTTGCCCCTGCCTTACGTGTTGTCCACCCACCAATCGGGCGCACAGAACCGTTCTGCCAACGTATAAAGTTGCCATCAATCCAACGACCCGTTGAATCTAGTTCTGTTCCGTGATTGTAGATGCCAGCAGGCAATTCAAGAGCAACAAGCGCCATAGATATGTTTCCTTACTCTGCTACAGCGTCAGCCGTGAGAGAATTCTTTAGAAGACCGTAAAAGTATTCGTGACCGCCAACCAATTGATCTAGGTTGAACCGTGCAGACTCCATCTTGCCGTTAAGGCTTGCACAGTGACGGACATATATCTTTTGCTCATCGCTCATGTCTTCGAGGTTGTATTCAACGTCGTCAACAGTAATGAGTGTCGTTTTTTTCTCGCTCATTGTTGTTACTCCAAATGGTTAAAGTTTACTGTTTAGCCTTGTTTCCCAAGAACGCGAACCTTTCAAGGATGGCATAGGCCTTTGCCACAAAAACATCGTCTTTTGGTGTATCAGTGTAATTACAGATAACAGAGGCAATAGTTACTAATGAAGTTGCAAGTACATATGCATCAATTAAGTAACCCATCACCAAGGCACTCCAGTGCTAATTGCAGGGGCTTTGCTGTCTGCTATCTGTGCGGCTATAGAGTCTTCAAGGGCTGTTACAGCTTCTTCGCCCATGTCGTCCTTTACCCATCCAATAGCCTGAGATTCGGTAATGTCTGCATAGGCTGTGTAGCCTTCAGAACTACTGTCAGGAGTAAAGCCACAAGTGCCATAGCTATTACCTGAGTGGTCGCCATCTACGTCTGATGCTCGCCAGTGTGCAACAACTACACCGTCATCTGATGTGTTGCGTTCTAGTGTTGAGATTGTCCAAGTTACTGCCATTATTATTCTCCAGTTTCTAATTGTGCAACACGGTTGCGTAATGATTGTATTTCTTTGATTAACATTGGGACTAATTTTGAGTAGTCCACACCCATCATTTCTTCTTCTGTTTCACCTTGTGACACTGCTTCTGGTGCTACCTCAAGTAGCTCCTGTGCAATCATGCCGTAGTCTTGGTGAGAGCCGTCAGCTTTCCAGTCGTACTGTCGTACTTGGATAGCGTCTACTTTGCTGCCTGCGTCATCAGCGTCTGCAATGTTTTTCTTTAGGCGTTGGTCTGATGAGGTGTTGTAGGATGTTGTAGCGCCACTCCAAGTAATTGAACCATGAACAGCACCGTTGCCTTCAAAGGTAGCAAACTTACCACTAATTGCCGCATTGACAATGAACAGTGGCGAAGCTGTTGTTGAGTCTTGACGAACAGTAAGTTTTCCTGAAGAAGAAGTAGTACCCACCGACAGGTTGCCTGATGAGTCTATGCGCATGCGTTCTGTATAAGTCAATGCACTAGCATCGCCATTACGACCCATATCGTTAGTTGAGTGTTCAAAAACTAAGTTACCGCCTGTTGCGGAATATTTTGTGCCTATGTTAAATGCTTTTTCAGTTGAGCCTATATCTACGGACATATACAAAGATGAGCCGTAATAGTTAGTAGTAGGATTCTTGCCTAACTGTATAGTTCTTCCACCAATATCACGTATATCTACTTTAGCACTAGGACTACTAGTACCAATACCCACGTCACCTGATGAGGTTATGCGCATGCGTTCTGCGCTACCAGTACTAAACTCTATAGTATCGTCAACATTATCTAGCTTTATATATTCACCTGAGTTATTACTCAAGAAGCCCGAAGAACCAACATAAGCATTGCCTGATAGGTAGAGGTCTTTGAAGCGGTCTGTGCCAAAACCAAGATCAATTACACCGTCGGAAGTTCCCGCTGAGTTATTGCGAGGAACTATGCGGTTTCCAGAATCATATAATAATAACCCCACATCGCCAGAACCTATGCCTATAGA